GAAGTCGGACCGCTTCTTTGCGTACCAAGGCTGAGAATTAATAAAGATCTTATTCTCATGGGCAAAATTCTTTCCCACGGATTTGCGAAATCCGGCATTTTTGATATGGTCGCACCACGTCGAGTATTGAGACTCTCGACAGCGAAACAGGATATCATCACCATTGACAAGGATCGGAACTTTGGTGAAGTCCTCAACATGCGGAAACAAGGCAAGCCAAGCCACGCAGAAGTTGACGATACAGAGGATTGGAAACGAGAGTGTTGACCCCATCAGCTGGCCGTTCTGTTGCTGACACGGAGTCAGATCCTCACCTGCTGCTTCAGCAGCGTCAACTATGTTCTTCGGGTAACTGACGATGTGCGGTTCGATGCACGAGTCCAACGTCAGTACGTACTGCTCAACGAGATCTTTGCCAAGGTAAGCATTAGATCGTTCGAATTGAGACATCATGAGTCGGTGGCAGGCACGAGTGAGACGGATATCGATCTCATCAGTCGCGCCAGAGTAATCACCACTCACCCAGACGGTTCTCTCGCCGTCAAAGGCTCGTCCCTGGAACAAACCATACTCGCCGGAGAGGCGGTCCAGGAACTTCAGGTGCCAGCGCTCGAGAGGCTGGCCACACAGAGAGAACTGAGGAATTTGACGAATGTAGCTGTGGATATCCTTCTGGAAGGACCGACTAAGCCAATAGGGTCTAGCTTCGCCGGCAGTCACGGTACGGACTTTACCAGGTTCTAATACTGCAGCAACACGACAATTGATGTTGTCGGGGCCGTCGTCTTCGGGGCCCTTCGTCAATGAATTGGGTTCCAAACCCACGGATTCAAACGCTTTACGCCGAATGTCTATCGGCTGACGGTATGCGAACAAACGCTCCGTAGTGTTTGACAAAACATCCATGAGACGCGGAAACGGGTAGCCACGGATTTCACGTACTCCATAATGCGGCATATAGTCCATCGCGAGGAGTTCACCCGCATTTTTCCCAATCCCACAGTAGTCCTGAGACTCTGTGGCCAAATCTGCTTCATGATAGTAAACGTCGGCCAAGTACTGGGATGCTCCACCAGCGGCACGTGACGATTCGAAGCAGGCGCTTCCGGATGGCTGCAACAGCCTCGGCGCTTCAGGTCTAAATTTGGCTAAGACCTTCCTCATTCGTTCAGTAACTTCCCCCACAAAGAGATTAGGGGTCGAAGAACACGCTTTTGCGCGCAAGTCTCGATGAGGTCCCACAAATTCGGGAGTTCTCAACTCGGCATGGAGACGGATTTCTCGACGTTCACCTGCCCAGGTTGCCTCAAAGAGAGTCGGGTAAATAATGAGTGTACCAGCGTCCATTGGACCTGGAGGGCGTAACATCGCCTTCTTGTGCTTCAGGAGAGATTCGAGCACAAAATCCTCATCAACAGGAAGGAAATTCCTCTTCAACTGTTGAATCCCCGTGAGAAGTCGAAAATTTCTCAGTCCAAGGGATTTACGATCTCGATTAACGACTGATCGGAGGAGGAAGCGGAGATCCCCGGATAAACCGGCGTATAGATCCCAAGAAGGGTCGCCTGGCGCTTCGCACTCATTACGCAGATGCTTCGCGAGCAATGTACTACTCCACCACTTCCCGTACTTGATGTAAC